TTCTTGTTGTTCACCTTCATTAGATTCATCCCCCTCATTAACAGGTTCGTGTTGTTCCTCTGTTCCTTGTTCATCAGGTTCCACTTCTGTCTGTGCCTGTGTTTGGTCAGGAGCCTGTCCTTCTGTTCCTTCTTGTCCTTCCGTTTGTGCAGTAGTGTCTTCCTCTCCTTCTACACCTTGCATTTGACTAAAATAATCAAATAAATTGTTTGGTTCTTGTTCGTTGTTCATTTCCATAGTTTCAATTCATTAAAATTTTTGCTAATTTAATTCTATTTTTATTAATTTTAAAATGCTTACTGATTAGGTAGCTTTGTATCAAGTTTTTTAGGAATTTCTCCAATTTGCACATTATCTCCCTTTGTTTGTTCATTTACAAAGTAGTGATTAATTATATCATTCCTTTCTTTTGTAAAAGAATGTATAAGTACACCAGCCAAAGTAAACACAGCATTCATTGCAGATTCTGCAATAGGTTTAATTGAAATTCCCCAAAGATTTATTCCTTCCCCATTTCCTGAAAAAATGGAAAGTCCAATAACCATACAGGCTACAATTAACATATACTTAGGATTCTTTCTAAGTATAGACAAAGCCATGTGCCGTCTTAATTTTCCATTAGTACCAATATCTTGGTATTGCATTTTTTCTAGTTTTTCCATTATTTATCATATTTATTTTTGTTCTCTTTTGCAACAGCTATTTTAGATTCTGCATCTATTTTCTTTGCTAATAAATTAGCAGCTATCTCTTTATTTTTTAAAGACATTTCAATTGCCTTTAATCTTTCTTGTGATGTGATTTTCTTATTTTCAATCTCTTCACTATTATCAACTTGTACAGGTTCTTCAGGAGTAAGTCCCGCTTCTGCTTGTATCTTAGTTAATTCCTTTTGAGTTTCAAGAGATATTCTATTGGTATCTATTTCAATTTCAGATTGAGTTTCAAGTTGTTTTAAGTATGCCTCATACTCTCTTTGAATTTGTGCTTGTTGTTGTTCTAATTGAGCTTGTGATTCTTGTTGTTGTTGGGACATCTTTAATTCTTCTTGTTCCATCTTTGCAAGGATTCCTTTTGCTTTTGTAAAAGATGCAGCATCAATTATTTCAGCAATTACTGAAGGTCTATTTCCCTGTGATGCTAAATTAACTCCAGCCTCTTTTAGCTTTCTTAATTTCTCTACCTCAATTGTAGATTTAATAACATGTACTCCATAGTCAGAATGTAGGTGTGTAATAGGGTCTACCTCTATAAACTTCTCTCGTAAATCTTCAGTAAGAAAGGATACATTTCTACCATCAATATATGCCATCTTAGAATAGTCCAAAAGACGGGATATATCCCTTTCTTCCATTTTTTCAAATTCATAATAATATAATTCAGTTATTGCATTTGATTGTGTTATAGCCTGTTCACTTGTTCCCAATCCTTGAGATGCTTGTATTTGACCTTTTCTTTGATTAGAAATACCAATTAAGGTATCCCAAGTTGTTTTAATGTATTCTAATAATTGAATAAAGAATTGCACATCTTTAAATTGATTCATATCCACTTTGGATACCATATTATTTAATGTCCTTCCTTCCATTCCATCTGCTTCTAGGTCTACAAGAATCATCCCCAGTGCTTCTGATGTGTATAAAAAGGTTTCTTTATCCCACCCTTCTTTTCCTTCACCTGTAGGAATAGCTTGCATTGGTAATACAGTAAGTGTTCCTTTTGATTTAGCTAATGCTAATTCTAATCTATACCAACAAATTACATACAATATTTGCCATACAAGTCCTAATTCAAACATAGATACTTCTGTTCTATATCCATTATAAGATAATTTACAATGCCCAGGGTCATTTACTGAATTTCTTTGTTCTGGAAGAGGTCTTATCCCTAAATAAATTCTATCATCTATCTTCCACCCTTCCCACACTTCAGGAACCCAAAACACTTCTAATGTAGCATTATTCTCTTTATCCTGTTCTGTAAGTTTATAGCTCTCATCCACTATAATTGTTTCCTCTCCATACATACCTTGCCATGTGAGGGACTTCTTTTTTGTAAAACATTTCCATTGAGAATGATAAACATTTAACCAAGCCTTGGGATGTTGTACTTCTGTATCTGTGTAAAAATCTTTAAATACCTTATAGTATGGAGAGTGCGTAGAATTGGCTGCTGAAGATACATATTCCATATCTTCCTCTGACAAGTGTTCGTGAAAGTGGTCAAGTACTTGATTAGGTGACCATCTATATCTTACAGATACCCAATCCCCATCTTCTACAAATTTAGGAATATCGTCATATTTTGATTTAGCATAAGATATATCAAAGGGGGAAACTCTTTCAATAAATACTTCATCATTGCGTACATAAGCATAGGTATATGCCTCTCCTGCAATGAGCCAATCTTTAAAACATTCTATGAATACTTCCTTAGCTCTATTATTCTGTATAATGTGGTCTAATATATCCTGTCCTAATATAGCTATTGCATCTTTATATGTTGCCTCAAATGCTACTGAAGTTTCTTCTGCCGTAGGTACTTCCTTTGATTCCTCCCCTATTTGATTTCCACCAAGTTCATTCACTGCATTTACAAAGTGCTGCATTAAGTTTTTCTTTATCTCCTCTAATTTAGCTTGGTTCTTTTTAGTTCCTGCATCACTTCCTTTATTCGTGACTACATAAGAAAAAGGTCTTCCTATCTTTTCCCCTACTAATAATCTAAAATTAGAGTACAATAAATTATACATTTCTATTTTAGCTGGGAATTGTTTATTTGCTTTCCTTTTTGCATTATATGGATTAGTTACATGATTAAACCAATCTTGGTCTATTACGTTCCTAGATAATTTATATAACATTTCCAATTTATCTGTATCTCTCCTATATACATTATCTGTAGTATAATCTATCCATTGCTTACAATATGCAAAATCATCTTTTATCTTATCTTTATAGCTTACTTTTAATAAGGGTCTTTCCATTTTATTTTATATTTTTTAAGGTTTTATTGAAGGTGCTTGATAAAAGTTCTCACTCCCCCAAAATGATAAAGAGGTTTTACCATCTCTAAGTTTTTGTCTATCTATTGCTCTCACCTTTTTATTCTTTTTTTGTTGGTATAAGTGCATCATTACTATCATAGCTGAAACACGGTCAAAGTTTTTTTCATCATTATACTGTATAAGTTCTCTTAATAGTCCCACATCATATATTTTATTGTAGTTATATACAATGTCTCCATTTCCTTTTATTCCCCGTTCAGCTCTAAGCCATTGGTCTAAGTACTTTAAACCATCACTTTTCATATCAGAAGATACCTTCATGAATTTAGTTTCTCCATTATTATTCTTTGAAACTCTAGGATTTAGAACATCTATTTGTGACTCACATAAAGATAGCAATGAAGGCTTATGAGTTCTAGCATAAGTTATCCCTATACTACCCCCTCCTAAAATTTCCGATTGAACTTTTGTATTATAGTATTGAGCTAAATTGAAAACATTTCTCCAAAATATATCAGTAGTCTTTGGTCTTCCTACGTATCTAGCCACGACTCCATCAGAAAGCTCATCTCTATATGTTTCTGAAGACTCTCTTTTAAATACATAACATGCTCCAACCGAATCAGAATATTCTGATTCATCTTGTGCATAAGGGTCTACCGCCATAATATATAAATTTTTAGGGACTTTCCCAGAGGCATCCTTTATAGGTTGTTGTAATATAGAAATACAGCCAGCTAAAGATTGTAACCTAGACCTTGCATTTTCTTTTGGTTTAATTGGATAAGACTCCAAAGGGGAAAGGTCTTCATTTACTTGAAACTTCAATCCCTTTTTAGTTTTAATTAATTCTCCATTTACCCACATTCGTTGGAGAGAATTGGTTTGAATATACCTTAATTGTTCTTTAAGTTGCCTAACAGGGAAAAAGGTTTTAGAAATTCTCGTAAGGGCTTCAGCAGGAGTAAGGGGATTTTCTGCAATAGATTTTACATATAGTGTAGGGTCATCTGCAGTTTTCCATTTTTTCCTTTCATCTTCTACAACTTTCTTAGCTTTTTCTTTATCTACTATTCCATTCTTATCCATTAACTTTTCACGAATAGCCGTAGTAGGAATAAATAAACCGCATTCTGTATCTATTAATTCCTCTTCCCATATATTTCTAAAAGCCATACAATTATAAGTAGTTGGATTATCAAATATCTTTTGTAAGGATTCTAATCCATCATCTTTCTTATTACCCCCTGTACCAAATGCAGTAATATATCCTTTCACTACTCCTCCTTGTTCCACTTGTGGTCTACATACAATCCAAGCATCTAGTAGATACTTAAAAGACCCAGCCTCCTCAAATGCAATCTTTAATCCTGATTTTCCCCTCGCACCATCCGCAGAGTCTTTTAGAGATGTTCCCATTATTTCAGATTTAAACCCTTTTACTGTTTGTGAACCCTGCTCTTTATATCCTGCCTTTTTGTGTGTATCTTTATCTATAATTCTTGTTTTACCAAAGTCGGTATACATATCTAACCAATCTAACATTGCCCCTACTTTATTGATAATACCATCTTCTGTTAAGTATTTTTCTGTAGAAGTAAAGAAGAAAGATTTGGAATTTCTTACAAATGTATAATTCCATACAGCTTCTGCTGCTTCTTTATAAGAATACCCACCACGTCTAGTTTTTAATATAGCTAAATGTTTTCCTGCCTCATAAGGTTCCTCTTTTAAAAATGGAATAGAGTATTGTTTTAACTCTTCTTTGGTAGCTCCAAATTGCATAATATGCTTTATTATCCAATACTCATAATCTATTTCCCAAAACCTGGGAAGAGAGTATATCATCTTCCCAGTAGCTTTATCTTGATTATATTCCTTTTCTGTCTTTAACCTTTCCATTGGGCAAAAGTTCATAGCAAAGTAATGTTTACCAGTAATCCAAAATCCCCCTACCTCATAACCATTCTTACATCTATCCTCTTGTTCATCCCAATAATCATCATACTCTTCTGTGCCCATAGGAGCAAAAGTATAACAACCATGTTTTTCAAAGTGATTAGCAGCATCTCTAAAGTAAGAAGTATTAATTGTTAATTTCTTCATCCAAGCTTTTCATTTTTTCCTTTAATGCTTTATCTAATTCTTTTATAAGTTCAATTGGCCATATCTCCCCCATTACTTCCCCGTATTCTCCACTAGGGGAATGTAATGTAGTGTATATAATACCCTGTCTTCTTGTAGAGAGGGTTTCAAAAAAGCACTCTTCTATTAATTTCTCTAATTCTTTCTTTTTCATTTATTTACCATTTCCCTTTTGGACAAGAACTTGTTGCAGACCTTACCTTAGCTTTTAATACACATCCACAAACCTTACAAGTTTTTCTAGGAATTACTTCTCCTTGTGTATTTGTCTTTTGTCCATGCTCACAAGATATACATATTTTATATCTTTCTGTTGCCCTATCTTTATTTTTTATATTTGGATTTTTTAGTATTTCTTCTCTAAATAAATTCCAATATCCATCAATTATCTTTTTCATTATTTCTCCCTTTGTCTAATTTTTTTACCTCCTTGTCCTATAACCTGTCCAGATAAAGAATCCTTAGCTTCTTTTTCCATTTGGTTAAGGGTCTTAGTGGCTTCATTAATTTCATTTGCCAATGTGAGTACATCTTTTGGTCTATGTACTAACTTATTATTTTCATCTCGTTCATTTACATTTAAGTCCTCCATAAATGTAATCATATTATCTACCACTTTTCTAGCAGCTTGTAAGGCTCTAAGTTGTCTATGGTCATTCTGTAACTCTATAAAAAACTTAATAGCCCTTTGTGCATCTTCGTCCTCATCAATTTCCCAATCTATACCAATTGTATTTATTACTGCTTCTTTTCTATCCTTTTCGTCTTTTCTCATATAAGGGGAATCCCAATTATACATGAGGTAAATATACCTAATAACTTTATTTCCTTTTTTTCTTTTCATTCCTGTAGAATCCCCAGGGTACTTACTATTATATTTAATTGTAAATAAAGCTTTAAATTCTTCAGTAATTTCAGCAGCAAGGGTAGTAGTAACTACATACTTCCCATTATCACTTTTCCGTCTTTCTAAAAGTTCCATAAAGTTCTTCCTTTTTCTTTCGTTGATTTTCTCGTTTCTTTTTAGCAAACCATTCCTGTTGTTTCTTCTTAGCCTTAAAACATCCAAGATAAGGAAACCTTACATTTTCATATAATCTTCTTTCTAGGGTATCTTTCAAATAAGAAAAGCCACTCTCCACTATTTCCTTAACTTGTGCTTTTGATATTCCCATACTCTTAGCTACTTCTGCATAAAGTTCCTCATTCACATTTTCCTTATAATTTTCCATTACCTTTCAATATAATCATGGTTTTGAAATA